CGATGGATTCATTCTCAGTGATGGTTTCCTGTGACAATGTTTCGTGATCGTACTCGCTTGCGGTCGGGAACTCAAAGTTTGAAGTCATAACTCCGCCAGTAAGTCCACCAATCATTGAAAGGAAAGGTGTGTTAATCATGTCTGATGTAAAAAGTTCTCCTGTGTAATTGGGTAGGCCCCACAGTGTGCCGGTCGCTTCATTCGCCATTTAATAGTCCTCCTATTTCTTCATTGAAAATATTTTGTTTTTCAACATAATAGCTGTTACCGTGTCGCCTGCTTTTACCGCCTTTGCATAGTCTGCCTCTGCTTGTTCAATTTCTGTCACTGTGCTTGCAGGTGGATTGGCTGGGCTGTTCGGTACTCCTGATTTTTTGATTAGTGGAAACTCCACTTCTAAAGCTTCAACTGCTTCTTTGAGTCCTGTCACTTCTCCGTCTTCGGTAATCGTTACCTTAGATTTATCTAGTAACCGTTCAATAAGCTTGCTGTCGTATCCTTCAAGCTGTTTGATCTCGGCTGTCAGTAGGCGTGCATTTGCTTTCGCGGTTGCTTCGCTCTGTGCTTTTGTCAAATTTGCCTGATAGGCGTTAATCTTTGCATCGTCAATTTCTTCATCGTCTTTCAATCCGATAAGTGCTTTAACTCTTGCTTCAAGATTTTTCTTTGCGATCCTGTTTGTCTTTGCCTCTTCTCTTAGGCTTGCAACGTAATCTTCTGAAAACGTTTTGCCTTGCGCTGGTGCGGGCTGAATTGGCGTAGTTGGTGCTGGTGTTGTTACGGTATCTACCGCGTTTTCGTCTGCCATGTATCTCCTTCTCCGATTCATCGGATAGTTTTATGACTGTTTCGGTCAAGTGCTATTTAAAAAGTTCGGGATTGTCTTTTATAACCATATAAAGCGCGTTTCCAATGAGTTCTATTTTGTTTTCGTCTTGGTCAATATTGCAATGGTTGAATATTCCGTGTATTATCTCATGCAAGAAGACCATTTTTTCATAGTCTTCGGAATGGGTGCTGACTTTGCGGATTTGTATGGTGTTTGCTGAATATACAATTTGTCCGTCTAAATCATTGTTGTTGTCGATGATATCTTTAAACTCAACGTTATAAACCATTGCTCCAATTTTTACTTTGTCGGTTATGTTCATTTCCCCTCCTATAACTTTTCTTTTATTGCTTTGTATTTATCGCCATCAGCTTTTTTCATTGAACGAAATCCGCTGAATGTCCTTGGTGTTTCGTTCGGTGCTGCTAGCTTTGCTTGTTCCCACTCGTTACGGTCGTTTCTACGTGCCGTTTTTATCGCCTGTTGGCGGTTATATGCTTCGATTGACGCTTTGCTTCTATTGTCTACATTAAACGGCTTATTTGATGCTTTTTTTAGTTCCTCGGCGTTGTCGTCATACTGAGGGAAATACGGCACTGCTCTATGAGTGCAATTAGGGTGGATAGTTGAATATCCGCCTTTAAAAGCTTCATCAAGCGGTGGATAGTCTTTGCTTTTGCCCGACACGCTGTAAACTCTGCCCTCATACACCGCGCAAACTGGGCAACTGCTGAAATGTTGGGTTATTTTTACTAAGTCATAGCCTAAATCCTCCACTGTTTGAATTGCCGCTTTGTTCGTAGCCTCTGCCGTTGTGGTTCTTGCCACTGTCGAAGCGTAGGCATCAAGGTTTATTTCTCTGCCTCGTTTGTCTCTTATAGCGGTTATCCCTTTATCGGTTAATCGGTTTATCAGGTTTGCTTTGGCTTCTTTTACGGTTGATCCTGTCGCGGTCTTGTTCGCAATCGCTTCTAGCCCGGCTTTTCTGATATCATCGTCAATCCTGCGGCCCACAAAGTCGGTTGCGTCTTTTAGCTGTCCGATTGTGTTATTAACTAGCTTATTGACAACCTTTTCATTCAGTGCTACTTTACCCACTGCGATATTCTTGGCCCTGAACGCGGCGTATGTTTCCTCTGCGCCTGTTTCGTATGCTTTTGGTATGTTATCATTGGCCCACTTTGCAGAGTATTCATTCAGCAGTTTAAGTTCTTGGTTTATTCCTGCCAAAATGCTTTTACGATACGTTGTCAGGTTGCCTCTCGCTTCTTGCGTTGCTATGATATTAACAAGGTTGATTTGCGCCTCTTCATATCTCTTAATTAAGGCTTCAACCTCGGGGCTTAGTTTTGCCATTACTTCACCAACGTTCTTATTTCTTCCTGCCATGCGTTGCAATCCATTTCAAGCTGCTGTTTTGCGGCCTCTGTTTTGCAGTTTTGCAGTTCTGCGGCTCGGTATGCCTCTATGATCGTGTCTACAAAATCAATTATCTCCATTTTATCCCCCTCTTTTCTATTCCCATCCGTAGATAGGCGTTATTTTATGAACTACGGTTCCGCTTGTTCCTACGGTTCCGATATGTCTGGTACAAAGTTGAACAAATTCACCAGGATTCACAAATATCGGAGCATCCCCGAAGTCTACAAACGTTGTATTTTGTGAAATTGCTGTGTTTACTGCTTGCGCTGCGGTTACTTGCTGCGTAAAAGGAAGTACAACCCTTCTCGGTGCTTTTGTTGCTCCTGTTTCCGTTGTTGCAAGCGATACTGCCGTATGCCCAAAAGCTAAGAACCATTCCGCTGTATATGGACCTCCTGCGATTACAGTCTGAACGTATGATGTTAGATACATTCCTCTCAATACAAGCGTTCTACCTGGAAATATTGCGGTTCCTGCGGGTATCTGATAACTCATTACAATACCGTCTGTGTTGACCGCTAATGTTGCAGTTTCCCAAAATGTTCCGCCAAGCCCACTTCCAAGTGACGCCGCTGTTGTTGTAGGTACTGCTGCCGTGATGTTTGCTTCATTTCCTGTAGTGATTGTGCCGATTCTGTGAGTTGTTCCCATTGTTCCGCCGCTAAGCCCTTGATAGGATCCGAACAATCTAAGCCCATTTGTTGATCCGGTTGACATAATTGTCGGGCCGCCTACTCTAACGCCATATCTTGCAAGCTGGAAGCTTAACGCCGCCCCGGCTGCTCCACCTGTTATTGCATGTCTTACAGAAAACGGTACCGCTGCCGATGCGCAAGGTTGTCCGTTGCCTGTAGGCGTATCAATTTTACCATAAATATTAATAGTTCCGTTATCGTTAATCCAAAACGTTACTCTTCTAGGCGTGATATACAAAATAAACTGATACTTTTTATTATTTGTGTATGTCCAAGTGCTTCCAGTGTAAGATGTTTTGAATACTGAAGTGGTTGTTTCTGTTCCGTTGTAATTGACAACTCCTTGCAGCCCTGCTGATGTTAGTCTGAAATATGCGCCATCTGTAGGTGCGTAAGGATTTGCTGCGCCTCTAATGTATCCTCCGAAATCAATTACTGTGTTTGTTGTCGGCTGATTGTTGAACGATCCCTCAATATCAAAAGACAAAGTTGAGGCCCCAAGGATAGGGAACATTCGGTAACTTCCAAAACTTGTGCCTGTGGTAATTGTTGTGATATTACCGCTGTTGGTAGTCATTGCACCAGTCGCCCATGCGTTCGCCATTGTTGTGTTTGTGTAGTAGTGCTTGCCTGTGTTCTGCGCCGTGTAGCAAAAGTTTTCTTCGTCCACTAACATATCAGATGCGCTGCGGCCTCTGTAATCGTCGTCTACCTCTTGAGATCTTAGCGATGGCGTTCCGGTAACATATCCAGCATCATTTTCTTGGAATACTCTAATTCCCCCGACATTTGCAGGGTTTGTTGCTGCATCCGTTTCGGTTACAACTTTCATTTGCTTGCTTGTTGTTACTTCAACGCAATTCCCTGTAAGGTCTCCCTCTACTCTTATACCTGACATTTTTCACTCTCCTAACTAATTACATACTTTACGCTATAAGTTTTCGTCATTCTGATTTCGCTGTATGCCACTATATCGAATGACACGCCATCAACTATATTTGTGTAGTTCAGTCTTATCGGCGCTATCGTATGTTCAATAGCGTTGTGGTCTGCTGTGCTTCCGTTTAATATTATAGATATAAAGCTATCTGTTTTTACATTTGCGGTTAATATCGTGATAGAAACTAAATTTGTGCCGGGTGCTTCTCCAAAATCAACAGTAGACGTTCCTTTGGTTATTCCTACGTCAGCTAATGTTAATTCTACTTCGCCAGTTTTACCATTAACAGACTCAACCGCTCCGCCTCCGCTGTCTGACCATTCAACATCATAGTCGGTGTTGCTTTTCTTTTTCAGCGATTGGCCTGTGGTTCCGCCAAAAGGAATGTTTCTTGCTCCTCCACCGCCTCCATTGCTGCGCTGAATATATCGGATTCTGCCAACGTTTATAATTTTACCGTTTGTTAGCGTGATTACGAGATCGTCATTTTCAAGTTCAGCGGTTTTTATTCCAACGCCATCAACCCCGTCTTGGTAGTCAATTCCTTTTCTCGGCGTTATTCCATTTATGCCCGGTTCTCCGGCTTTGCCTGGCTTACCGTCGAAGTAATCTACGCCTTTTTCAGGAGTATATCCATCTTTTCCCGGATAACCATCAAAGTAATCTTTGCCCTTGACTGGGGTGTACCCATCTTTTCCTTTTAACGCTGCTAATTGCTGCGGTGTAAAATCTATGTACCGAAACGGCTCGCCTTTTTCACCGTCAAAGTAATCAATTCCTTTTTGCGGTGTGTAACCGTCTTTTTGTACGACTCGCTCTAATACTGCGGATAAAAGTTCAGCAATTCTTTTATCTGATTCCTTTTGAGACAACATTTTTTTAAGCTGATTCAGTTTATCTTCTGCCATATCATTCACTCAACCTTTGCATTATGTTTTCGGTTACGGCATCAATTACGGCTTTGCTATCAACTGGTGGGTTGCTTTGTTCTCCATCACTGAAAGGTGGTGTTTCCATAGGTCCTGCCATCGCTTCATCGTCTTGGATTGCCTCTAGTTCCTGGTCTGCCTTTTGTGTGCTTACGTCGTCCATACGCTTGATTGCACTCTTTTGGCTTATAGTTGCTTTCTGTCCTGTGCGGATATCCATAATTTCAGCCATTTCCTTTTCGTCTGTTGGCAGTCCATCTTTCCATGTGATTGTTATTTCGTCCTGCTTCATGGTGGTGTATCCGTCAAACTCGCTGCAAAGAGCAATTGCCTTTTTAATAGCTGGGTCGAATCTCATTCTGATTCTGTTTACTTTTGCAAGCGGTGAAATCATTAATCTTTTCATTGCACTGCCGCTTGGCACTTGACCCGTAGAACTCATTAAATCGCCAAACAGAGCCGATCCCATTTCAGATATCGTGTAAAGAAGGTTGATTAATTTCTCTACTTGCTTAAAGTTTGCCTCTAGTTGCCCATCCCATACAATGTAATCAGGTGCTGGGTCTTCTGTGCTTTCTCTTGTGAAGTAGTTCCCTGCTTTGATTCGGTACTCTCCGCTTACAGGGTCTTTCTCAAGTGCCGATGCAGGCCCTGACATGCTCGGTGATGCGTGTTTATCCAAGATTCGGTCTATTTGTCCGATACGCACCATTAAGTCGGCTATAATCGAATCTACGTCGGTGTAATCGTCAATCCCTGTTGCTCTGTCCGATGTGATTACGTTATGGATAGGTATTACTGCGTTGTCGCTAAGTCCAGTAAGAACAATGTTCTCTTCTCCCACCATAGAGGCAATTGAGTTGCCGTTCATCTGATATTGTCGCTCGGTATATTTCCCTTTTTCGTGGATTTGTGTTTTCAGCGTTTTTATGCCGTTAATCTCGTAAGTCCACGCTAACACCTGATACAATGTTTCTCTCACGTTGTCCGGATTTACTACCGGGAACCACAGCGGTGGCTGGCTTAAATCGATGATACCGCCTTTGTCTGTTTGCCTTACAAGCAATATACCGTCTCCGTACCGTGATACATCAATGGCGGCTTGGTAGTCTGTGTTGTTAAGATCGCTTACCTCTATGATTTTCTTGATTG